GGGCCCAGGCGCAGCGGGACCCGCGGCAGGATTTTACGAATGAGGTGCGGGCCCGCGCGATGAGGTCTCTCGGTGTGCAGGAGCTTGACGAGCTGAATCAGGAGCATGTGATTGAGCTGTCGCGTCAGGCGGCGGCGCTTCAGGGTGAGATTCAGGCGAGGTCGGGCGAGGAGCGGGCGCGGCAGATGCGGGTGCAGCAGATGAATGATTTGCGCGCGGCTTTGTCTGAGGAGGTGCCGGAGTTCGAGGCGGTGGACAGGTTCGCGAAGTCGGCGATAAATGATCTGCCGTATGTGAAGGCGCAGCGGGTGATCGCCGATTTGTCGAGCGGCGACGGTGCGCGTATCAGGGCGGTTTATCGGATGTTCGGCGAGATGTACGCGGCCTCGAAGCGCCCCGCGGCCGCGGCGCAGAAGCAGCGGAAGGAGGCGCCGCCCGCTCTTATCGGCGCCGCCGGCGGGGAGCGCGGTAAGCGATCGTGGGATTTGCATGAGTTCGCGGGAGCGCGGGGCGACGATCAGGCGCGGATGCTGGTGGAGATGGGTTTGGTTGACGACGAGTAGGGGCGGAGGGGCAAGGTAAGGTCAAGGGCGAACACTCCCTCAGTCCCTGCGGGACAGCTCCCTCAGAAAGGGCGCCAGAGGGCAAGGTCAAAGGATTGACGACGCTGGTCTCCGGCTCGGAGGCCGGAGCGACAAGACAAGGGTAAAGGATTAGGAATTTTAAGGAGGAGTTTTTGTATGGCGACTACACAGTATAACGCTACGGCGAAGGTGCCGGATATTACGAAGCTGATCACCTGTATCAGCCCGGATGACACGCCGCTGTTTTCCCTGATGGGGACGGCGGCGCCCGCGACGCAGGTGCTTCACAGCTGGGAGGAAGAGGAGCTTAAGGGGCCGGAGAAGAACGCCCAGGTCGAGGGGTTTAC